GTTACAAAAAATTTCGCACTAGCCAGAGCATACAAGCGTATGTCTGGGTAATGTTACAAAAGATAACTTTGAAGCAATTAATAGTTATTAATAGCGTATTCAGACAAGCTTGGAGCTCAAACTCACTTTAGAAGTGAGACATGACATCGACCATCATGTTTTAAGAAGAATTTAAATGGTTTCTTCTCCATGTGTATTATTTTGATATGGGGGTCATTAGTATAATACAACTAGATTTTGAAAGGTTTACTCCTTTTTTACGTAGATACAGCAGGCGTAGTCGAGTAATAATACAAACATGGTACATTTAAAAAGAACACTAGACTAAAATCTGTGCCCGCTGAAACATATAAGTCAATATAATTAACACGACAATTAGGTATCCAGTCTGTACCTGTAACGTGGGAATATTCCATCTGAATATGTAAAGAATCAGTATTGGTCTCATCAGCACTCGAACCCACAGTTCGAGCTGCTGAAGAATTATTGATAAATTTATACCGACTATACATAGGTGCTGAAACCATTAAACCACTACGTGTAACTTGACTACACAGAGACATACCAGACATACCAGATTTATACGTAGGTAATGTAAATTCTCGTTCAAAGTCTGCAGTTAAACTTGAACTAGTACCTGTTGCCGTGCTGTATGTGGAACTATCGTGAACAGAATTAGAACGTGCTATCATAAGACTCTTAGTATCTCTTTCTGCTGACCCATTAATGGTATAATGATAAGAACCCCTTGATCCAACGAAACATAATGAGAACCAAGTCGTAGCATTCCACAAAGACCAATTAAAAGATTCATTAACAAGAGAATTTATACCTGTAGCTAGAGTCAACCCATTAGCATCATAACCAGGGTAAGCAGGTGATCTGCCCAAAACAGATAGGTAGGTTACATGCTCGTCAAATACGGTTGAATGTGTGGGATTTATTCTTAAATACTTAACTGATCGCCTCATCAAACTGCGTAATGAAACAATAGATTCTCCCATATGTGTCAAATTTATATTCTTGTCTGCTACCGAAGGTGAAACTCCTAATTCATATTGAGATTGTTCAATATCATAAGAGGTATCCCCCTGAACAGCATATGGACTGAAATTGTGATCAATTTCAGTAGGTGCTGCAAATTCTAAATTTTCACAACCTTTGACAAAAACTAACATTTGTATATCAGCTGATGTTACTGGACTTGATTGTTCATTTAAAACTCTTACTGTGAGTATACCATTATGTATTATGTTAACATTTCCAGTACTGGTACCAGCTTGACTAAAATTACCACTAGTACCAGTGCTAGTTCTCAAATAGCTAGTCAATTGTGTATATGGTACAGTAAATTCAACATCATTCTCTTGTGTAATATCAACAATTTTGGTATAAACTTCAGTAGTATAATCTCCTGATGTACCAATATCACCATGGGGTGACCAATTTATTCGTACTCTTCCTCTATGATATTTAGAACATATAAATTTGAAAGATAAGTAATATCACCGCGCCAAAACCTAAAACATTTACTCACATAACTCATAGGGGTTTGCCATGTTATAGTTGCACCAGTAACACTCTCAACAGCCATACAATCTGGTGACACTTTACAGTAGAATAGACCCGTATTAATAGCATCGGAAGAAGCCCAAGTCGAATTAAATATATAAGATTCTCTCTGTACAAATGAAGAAATCATTAATTCATCTTCTACATTAACACCAGCAATCTTAGGATCAATACTTAATTCATTTTTTGAATCTAGAGTCAATTTCTCTATAGGTGCACCTATGTCAGAGGCTGATAAATTTGGAAAAGATTTATTCTGAAAAGCGTGTACATCATCAATGACAGGCACATCAGTATAACCAAACAAAGCAGCAATATCTGCAACTGCACCAGCAGCATATGAAGTTGCAGTTGCAAATTCACCAATCACTGGCAATCCTGATAATCTTCCCGCTGCGCGTGCAATAGCAGATGCTGGTCTTGATACAATACCATCATGAGAGTATTCATCCTTACCTTGTACAGATAATTCCGTTGTTGGACCCGCTATTTCAATATCTTCTGCCCAAGCATATACTTGTATGCTTATATTGTCGGCAACAACACCATTAGCGTTGGCTAAGGCATTAAAACTATTGTAACTAATCTCACCCATATTTTGGAGATCAGTGGCACTTGTGGCATCTAACCAATTTTTATAATATAAGAACGGTAAAACCATCTCACCACCTTGACAATTCTGTGGGTATAAATATATATGCGGACGTTGAGATAATGGAATATTTTCCTTACGTTCTGTCGCTGAAAGTATAACTGGACATGGATTGAAATTGGTTAAAGGTTGGTATGAAACCAACACACAACCATAAAAGAAAGGGGAAGCGTTGATCACAAACTTAAGATGCAAATTACATCTCACCATATAGTAATTGTCCAATTTTCTCTTAATGGAAGCTTTATTGAAATACAGATGCCACGGTTTAAATGTATCCGTAGCAATATCCAATGTATTTCCCACTCCCCAAGTTCTAGAATCAATTAGAACAGGACGCTTCAAAAAATCGCCCAATTCTATATTTTGTGATGTATCAACTTTTACATAATTCATAGGGTGTGGTATGTCACTAATTACATTATTTGGTAAATCAGTAAAACCCACATTCTGTTGAATGGTATCATTTGAAGCCGAACTTGCTTCAACGTCAATACCTTCATCACCTTGGACTTTCAAGTGAACCCTTTGTAAAGATTCACAATTATAGCTATTAAGGCTGCTATCGCCTGCAGAGTTTTCACATGGGATTCTGCTATATCCCGACATAGTATTACACATTTGTAAATTTTTATTTTTATTTTGTATTTTGACATTCAACATAAATTTTGGCCAACTGTCCTGTGTCTTTACCACCTAAGTAATCTTACAGTCATA